TTGCCAACAATGCGGGACAGAACATGATCTCAGAATTGAGGGCTGGGTCATAAATGGCAAAAAGGAATTTTTATGCAGCCTGACCTGTTTCTCGAACAGGTGGCAAAAGGTTCCAGAAAGGGAGATCACATGGGACGAAATATAACTATTGATGACCACATTGCGCCTCAGAGGGGACGCCCTTTGTCATGGTCTGGCAATATCGCAAAGCAGATGAAAGTCGATGAGTCTGTCTTATTTGGCGATGAGCAAAGCGCATACAAACTCAGGGAATCCATTCGGCATTATCATGGCAAGGGTGCGGCCTCTGTCAGAAAGCTCCCATTCTGTGGCTGGCGTGTATGGCGTACAGAATAAAAGTCAAATATGTGCCTCATGCTGAGATTGATGAGCATAAAAAAAGAGGCTGGTCTTTAACAGACAGCCTCTCATGGTGTCATCATGGTCAATATGCAGTCGTCATGACATTATACGACCAGCAATCTTCTGAGCATCATCAGGACTCTGAGCCAGAGCCAAATCAGTGACAGTGTAATGCTGAGCGGCGACATTGCTCTTTTTTGAGTGTCCCATGCGATATTTTCTGATGGAGTCCGGCACCGCATCAAGCTCCATCTGAGTATGATAAAACTTTCTGAACCCACCGATGCCCTTGTAATCAACGCCAGCTCTCTTGCAAATTGTCTGCAACAAACCAGACCAGTGACGCTGTTCTGCCATGACATTCTTTGCAGATGGGAACACATAGGCATGAGATGGGCATTGCAACTGCCACTCCCGCATCAACGTGATCAGAGATGATGGCATCGGGATTGTTCTGATGCGATATTCTGTTTTGGTTTCTTGCAGACCGCCCCGATAACCTGTGCGCTTGACCTCGATCGAGCCTTTTTTGACGTCAACACAATCCCACAGCAACCCCTGCAATTCATTTGCGGCGAGGCCTGTGAGTGCGGCAAACGTGAACAGTGCGCGACTATAGCTGGGCATCTCTTGAGCCAGTATGCGGCGAACCTCATCGGCATTGTAACCATCGCGGGTGCCGATTGACCCCATGATTGTTCTGCGGCTGTCGCTTGAACATGGGTTCGAGAAAACCATGCCTTTATCAATCGCATATTTGAAAACCATGTTGAGCGAATGAATGATGTTTCGCTGTGTCTTTGGCGACTTACCCTCAAGCATAAGCTGGTCGATGAAAAGGTTGATATCTCCGACAGTGATCTTGTGGATCTGCTTATCGCCAAGATGCGGCAAGGTGTGCTTTTTAAGATGCCTGACATCGTTCTCATGGCTCTGCAATCTGACGCCGTTTGGCTTGCCAATAAAGTTCTCGCGATACGCAAGAGCCTTTTCAACAACAGTGGCAAGCGTTGCTCGATTGGCGTTCTGCTGACCAGCCGCCAAATCATCACGCAATTTCATCCAGCGTCTGCGCCATGCTGTTTCTGTCGGATCAGAATAAACCCGCTTTCTCTTGCCAGCGAGATCCATATACCAGATGATTCCTTTGACATCAGTGCGACCATCTGGACGGCTGACTTTGGTGGTCTTAAAAGCATCCTCTGCATCAAGTGTTATTTCAACACCTCTGACTGTGATCGTTTTCATCTCTATGCTCCCCTCAATATAGCTTTGGGCGACTGATGACAGTCTGCTTTACGTTGTTATATTCACCATGCTCTTTGATAGTGGCTTTCAGGCTGATTTGATCGCCCTTGTCGCCAAGCTCATTGCCGCGATAGACAAAGACATTGCCAGCAGCATCCTCAAGCACGTTGACAAACGTGACGCCATAGAACCCATCAAACCCTTTAACAAATGTGATGCTTGCCTCGATCTCGATGCGCTGACCCACCTCGCCGATGTGCTGTGAGCGATCGCGCTTCTCTTGCAAAGCCCTGTCACGTTCTGCGATTTCTCTGTTGTGGTTCTCGACGTATTCTTTGAACTCCGCAGCGCGAAACTCTGAAACAAAAAGGCGAATTTTCTCAAGGATAGTGTCTGAGCGAACAGTCTCCAAATCATGCGCCAGAACCCAATCGGCAATATAAGAGATTGGCACATTGATCAATGGTTTGCCTAAATGCTGACCCCATGGCATTACGCCTCTAGAAACCATGCGGAGCTTTTCCATGCGAGCTGGGTCACACTCGCCCCAAGTGTCGAGGCTTGAAACATGATCAGGGTCAAATGACAGAACAGGAACACCATTGACGTCACCAGCAGGGTCTAAACCCTCGCTGATGATGTGTTGCTTGGCCTTTTCAAAAGCGACAAAAGCATTGCGGCTCAAATTTTTCACATAGCTTGTGACAGGACAGCCATTCATGTCATAGCGGTCAAACTGGCGCAAAGTGTAAATGCCATTTCCCTTGCCTGAAACGATCTCGAAAATTGCTTCTAACTGATGCATGACAAATCTCCCTATCGGCGGGGCTGTTAAGCCGCCGCCTCATCGCCCTCAATAATTTCAGAACATTTCCAAAGGATGACGTTCAGGCAAACTTTGTCGATAGACCATTTTGGCACTCCACCATGCAGGCAGAGGCCACGATTTAGATCACGTCTCAGCAATGTGTCAGCGTTGTAGCGAGAGACAAATTGGCCTAAAACGCGACCATCTAAATCAACGTAAAAATCATATTCGGCATCGTAAAATTCAATCATTGGCTCATCTTCATCATGAGTCAGGCACCAATTCAGACCATATCTGTCACCCTTAAAAACAACGCGAACTGTCCAGTCGAGATCGGTTTTGATATCGGTAATTTTGAAAACTTGTGACATTTGATAACTCCCTGTTGATCACTCTATGCCTCGATTATTAGCATAATTTACTCATAGTCAAGCATAAAATGCGCATAACCTTGTGCAAACCTAATGCGCGGTGGACAGATGGTGGACAGAAAGCAGGCTATAAGACACAAAAAAAGGCCGCAACCCTTTCGAGCTGCGACCTAATAAATCATTGATTTTGCTTGTTTCTTGGTTGCGGGGGCAGGATTTGAACCTGCGACCTTCAGGTTATGAGCCTAAGAAAACTGGCGGTTTTCTGCCAACGAATCAGGGTGGTGGACACATGGTGGACAATGCCAACAAACCTGACACAGTGGTGGAAACTTGGTGGACAACTCAATTATTTTCGCTTGAATTTATCGAGTCCTTTAAGGCCAAGCCCCGCCAATATCGTCACATAGAGGATGTTCTGATACCAGTCCGGCAATGTGGCAATGACGTCAAAACCTCGCTGAGCAAGTTCAGGGTCAATCCATGCAAGCACACAAGGCGTCAAAACAGCCACTGTGATGATCTCATCTTTCCATGACCCCTGTGTTGACTGAGCCATGATCAGCTCCCACTTGCTGTCATGCTGGGCAGCGGTTTTCATGATTTCTGATTTGGCTTTTTCTTTCTCAACTTTGCCCTCTAAAAAAGTTTGAGCAAGACTGCCGACAACGCCTAGAAGCTGGATCATTGTGTCAACATTCCTTTCTGCAAAAAGCGGCACCGCCACTTTGACGCTTTGTAACCTGACATATATTTATGCACCTGCTCTGCCATTGCAAAAGCGTCTGACTGACAAGCTCGCTCTGTTTCATGCCACCTTTGCGTCTCAAGTGTCACGCATTGCGACGGCGCATTGATAAGGCAGGCGATGATGACCGCCTGATACATCAATGAGGTTTTTCGCTATTTAGAAATAGCCCCAAGCTGCCTGTCATCGCACCTGTGACAACAGAGATCATCGCGCTTTGCTGTGTTGACAAATCATCGAGTGAAATGCCCCACTCAATGACACGCACATAAACAAGCGTCATCACAAAAATCATGAAGCGTGGCACGATTTTCCATTTCAAGACCTGCTCTGCGCTCAATGCCATTCTCCATCGCGCATCATCTGCGAAAGGTGGTTTGCCCGATGCCCAACCTGTCTTGCCCATAATGAATTGAGCATTTCGTTGCTGGCGGTGTGGAAATCCCCGACAAGCAAAGCGGCCTGAAAATTTTGAAACTTGTCAAATCGGGGTTTGCCCAGATTAAAGAGCATCGAAATGATGACTGCTTTCCTCGCCTCATCCAGCTTGGGATAGAATGGATAGAGCATGGCTTCATCTTCACAACGCCTGACATCGTTTGCCAGCAAATAGTCAATTTCATCCTCTGACAAACCGCCGCCCAGCCGCTCATCAATAAGCCTGCCGCAGCCAATAGTCCAATATGATCGGCTGTCTTGATAGGCGTGACTGACAACGCCCTCATGCTCTTTTATGAGGTCAAGCAACTTGCTCATCATCAAATTCCTTTTGGATCAGTTTGCTGGCTGTGACGCCTAATTTGTAGAGCGCAGACGTCATCGGATTGTCGCTGGCTTTATAGCCCCGACCTGTCAGAAAAACCTCAATCGGCTCATTTGTTTGCGGGTGATAGCTGACAGTGACAACCATCCCCTCACCAATTTCCTCAGAAATGCAGGGTCGCCGATTAGGTAGTGCGCTCATTAAGAATCTCCATCGTTTCATGCAGGGTTGTTGACTCAAGTTTTGGGTCGTCAAAAAAGTCGCCTTTTCGCGACATTGTTTTGAGAGTGATGTTTTCGATCGGCAAGAAAAAGACCCTGCGGTGGGGAATAGAGGCACAGGCCGCAAAGTCATAATCAGATATGGTGGGAATGCGTTTGTTGCCGCCGACGCCAAAATGCCATTGCAGTTTGTCGGGGTGATAGGTGTGATATGTGGATGCCTTGACCTGACAACGCCACATCTTTTGACCGCGAGATGCAATGATATCAAAGCCTGCTTGCTGACAGATGACCGTTTGATATTGATACATCTCAAGCACCGCAGCGGCGAGATATTCACCGATGCGACCAACGACAATCGCGCTCATTTATCTTGGCAAGAAACCTATAACCATAGCGACCTTTGCGCCTATAGCACCAATCAGGCCTGCAAAACCTGCGACCAGCATGAGCGTTTTCCAGCCACCTTTTGCCTGCAATGCAAGCTCATGCAACTGCTTGAGGGTTTCTCTCGTCTCAGACATTTCGCGCTCCAAAGTGCGCAGTCTGCTGGACATCTCACCAAGTTCTCTTTCAACGCTCATATCAATATCTCGCCGCATACGCGACCATCAAAACAATCAGTCCGACTCCAAGTGCAATTGCAAGGGCGATGAATAACGCCGTCTTAATTGCCTGCTCAATCTCGTGCTGTTTTGCCGCCGCTTCAATTTTCGCTTTACGTTGCGCCTCTTTCTGGTCGCGCAATGCCTGATTATGGTGGTCAATAATCTCCTGCCATGTTGACTTTTGATCAGCCGCTTTAGGCCACCGCATATTGATCATTGTGGCGATCTGTTGCATTTCCTCTTGTAGCCGCTTGGACTCCAGAACGACATCAATGCTGGAGCGAATGCTTATGTCGCCGACACCAGCTTGCTTGTTGCGTTCTTCGTTGAGCTTTTTTTGGGCTGAGAAAAGGGTGGCAATCTGGTCGCCAATTTCGGCAACCGACTGAACATCGTTAATTCTGGATTTGATGAAACCTATCGCATTCGACGCCGCAGTAACAGCGGCGATTGCGGTAGTTATCGGCTCCATAAATCATCACTCTGTTGGGGCTGGATATTGAGCCTTAATCTCAGCGACATGGGTTTGCCATGCCTCTAGGCCATTTTCGGTGATATATTCGATCTGACCATAAACATCGCCATAAGCAGCCATTCTGTTCTGAATATAGTCAGGCACATCCACAACAGGGTCAGCCTCATCTATTGGCTCTGGGGCTTGCATTTTTACAGCATTTCTGACTTGCCCAACAG